ATATGCTATGTTAGGAGCGTAAGACCAGGAGCAGGAAGTCGATTTAAATCCAGAAGCTGCTCCAGCACCTACAGTGATTGTGCCTAAGGTGGCAACTAAGCTCCCAGGATTTCCGGAGTTGTCAGAATACACCAACACTTGAGCGGTTCTAGCCCCCGCGTTTGTTATAAAATACTGCCCGACGCTTGTCATTGTGCCTGCACGGTCGGGGGTTGAGAATATTTGTGCGTAGTATTTTCCAGACGTGGTCAAAGTTCGGAAGTTAAAGTTAGAGTTTGAGTTTATCCACGAATGTGTATAGCTTCCAGACGCACTAGACGCCGTCGCCATGACTAAGCTTGAAGAGCCACTAAGACTAGAGTAGCCGCCGGCATCTAAGACATAGGCAGCCTGTGTAGGAACTTTAATAGTATTAGACCCATCAAGATAAGACAGGTTTGTTTTGGTTCCAGCAGTGAACAGCGTCTGGTTATTGTAAGTGTGTATCGGGTTTGCCTGGCTCACCGTACCACCGCTGATTGCGACACCAGCAGACGCTGTACCAGCAGTGAAGTCGGTTGTGGTGTCTTGGGTGTTTTTACCCTTAACTTGACTTGCCTGTTGAATGTTTACGTTTAGCTGATCTTCAATGCCTTCGCTAACGTAGTTGATTGAGCTTCCGTTAAACTCGTACAGCCCCTTATCAGAAAGCCATATAAGTGTTGGCACACCTCTTACTGTGCGAATCTGGATCGAGCGAGTGTCCGAGCAACCAATAGAGGAGGGGATTTCTTCATAGCGAAATGTGTCTTTTGTCCTTCCCATGATCCAGCCCATCGAATTGCGATTAAAAATGAGAATCTTCCCTGAATACACCACCATACCGATAATCGGGTCACGAGGGTTACAAACAATGTAGTTGGTAGAAGGGAAAATATCAGGCTTGCCTGCATCACTGAAGTAGACAGTGGAGGAGGCAGCTGAAACGCCATCCAGCCAAATACGATCTAAGTATTGAAGGAATAAAGAAGCGAGAGGAGGCATACCATTATCCGTAGGGATAGCAGTGGTTCCAGTGGCAGCCGTGTCGCTGTAGGTGGTGGCAGTGTTGTTACTGATTGTCCCAACTAGCAGCCAGTTACCATCATTATTATCTCTGTAAACTTTACGTGCGGAAACACCGTACCCACCCACAGGGATAGCAGTGAGTGCGACGGTTGAAGCCGGAGCTGTAACTGTGCACACGCCAGAGACAACGTTACCATTCGACTCCTCAGAGCCGTAGTACAGGTAGGTCACTTTATACGTGTGAGCACCATTAGGCACTGAGCCAACAGAGCCGGAGCCAGTGGCAGGAGCTGTACAAGCTGAAGAAGGAATAATACAGCCCATCTGCTTGGTCTTAGGGGCTACGTATGTCACTCCCCCGTAGCTGGTCTGAATATCGTAGACCTGAGGGTTATCAATGCCATTACCGAAATACACACGATCCTGATAGGAAGTAAACTCCATGTTCCCAGAGGTGCTATATCCACTGGTAACATCAGAAAAAGTCCCACCGCCGGAAGTGTGCTTAAGCACGCCGTCAGCCATGGTGAGCATGTGCCTAGTACCATTAGCAAAGATAGCCTCGTAAAGGTCTTTAGGTGCACCCGTGAAAGTGCTTGCATTGAAGTTGATCCCACCTGGACGTTTGGTGATTGCACCTGTAGCGTCTGTATCAAAGTTCTTGCTCGTCCCAGTGAAATCATTGAAATTGACTTTCGAAGAGTCTTTTGGATACTTGGTTTTAATGCTCCCCCAAGATCCCCCATTGGACTCCGGCAGTGTAACCTGAACTTTTCTCATTAGTTGCTCCAAGTGCTACCGGTATTCATTCTACGAATCTGAATCCAATCATTAACGCGAATAGATTCTGCTAAACCCTTATTTGTAATTGATTTAGTTACTGCATCTGTCAGCGTAAGAGCTTCAGCGAAGTCGTGAGTTTGAGACTTCGTCATTGTTGCGTCAGTAGCCGTGATGGTCTCGGCTAAAAGCTTAGTAGCAGCCTTCCCGCCGATACTATCGACAGAACTGATCGTCTCCGCACAAGCCAAGACTAGAAAACTAGCATCGGCGTTATACTGCGATTCGTTGTAACGAAATGTGTTGTATTGATGGAGAGGCATAACTACTCCTGTTCTACAGTCCTTAATTGATCCGCTGGAACACCAGACGCAATAATACGCTGATACTGAGCGTCTCTATCAACTGGGTGTGTATGACTTGATGCAAGTTCCCAATTACCTTCAATCAACTGTTCAATGATAAGCATTATCTCACCCTCCGTGCTGACAGCCGCCCATAGCGAATAGGCGTGGCAGCTGTATATTCCGCATACCCTTTTAAATAAACCGTAGAGTTTCCAGAAAGCAAGATTCGAAACGACGGAATACTTAAAGTTACGTAGTTGTAGACGGTACTAGCCGCAGCGGGGTAAGAATATACAGCGTTTGATCCTGCGACAAGCCCGGTCCCACTATTGCCAGTGGTTTGACTGATTCCGAGTTCAATCCCAGTCCACGACGCTCCATTACGTAAATACATAACGATTCCAGTGACATCCCAATCACCGGCGGTGAGCGAGATTGACGTAATATCGTAATACTGAGCAGTTGTACCAACGCTCCCACTTCCCACAACCGACTCAACATATTCGCCCACTACACCAGCAACCGCGTTGTTGTTAGTGGCGGTGCCCGTGATTCCGGCGGTAGATGGACTAAACGCCAGGTTTCCGGTTAGTGTTCCGCCACTCTTCAACAAATATTTTCCAAAGGTGGTAGCGATTGAAGTGGAAGTTTCAATGAAGGAAGCACGTAGATCAGTAGCAATCGCAATAATCTCATCTTTCAATGTGTTGTGGTGAGCAGCCACAACGGTATGAAGCACCTGAGCAGCATTTAAGTGAGTGGCAGCAGCAGTGCCATCAGCTCCACGAGTACAGCCGGTGAATGAATAAGCTGTCACACCTGTATAGCTAATCGCCTCAGCATCAATCGTGATGTATCCAGCCGTAGGAAATCCTGTGGTGGGTGCCAGCGTTACGATTGTAGTGGTTGAGATGTTATGATCCAGGTATAGTGAAGTGGCAAGGTTATTTACAGCAATGAACAGATTTGCGTCTGTTCCCGCAGCAGAAGGGTATTGGGCAGGCATGAGATTCTCCTATTAGGAAAGTGTGATAGACCACGTGACCTGAAGGGAGTCACCAGCGGCTTTATTAATAACAGCGAATGTCTGACGAGCGAGCATTGTTCCGGCAGAAGAAGCTGAAAACACTCCTGACTCCGTGATTGCACCAGTGGACACACCTGCCGCAAACGTTGCCTGGTTTTGCCAGACGTTCGTCGAGGATGAAAGCGTTCCAGCGACGCGAGTGCCTGTTTCAGTGACGAGAGCTGTCTGAGCAGCAGATGCAGCCGTGGTGTCTGTACCAAGCGCGATATGCTGCATAAATTGGCCAGCCTGCGAAGCAGCCGCAACCCACGAAGCGAGGTAGTTCTTTCCAGCCGTCACAACTGTATTGGTAACGTTTCGTTCTTCTTTCAGGTTGCCATTCTCGTCAAAGAGTTTATAGTTAACCAGTCCTGTAACTTTTAATGTCTCGTAATTTTCCATGTGTGTTCTCCTAAAGTTTTATACGAATGGGTTGAAGCCGTGCGAGCCTGCGTCAAACCCTCTGTTAGATTCAATATCCAATCTCTTCCGTTCGTCTCCAGCGGTTTTCTTAACATACCTATGTCCTTGACGAACACTCTCATCATAGAGGTCTTTATACTCCGCAGCCTTGCCATCTTCCTGCTCTTTCTTCCACGATTTCCATAGAATGAAGTTGTTAATTGCTTCACTTAGCGAGTCGTCTATGTTGATGCTATCTGTCGTAAACACCATAGGAATTGGCTTACTTTTAAAGAACATTAGGATGTTAGAAGAGCCAACATTGGGGATTGGATCAAAGTTTATTGATCGCCCTAATAGCCAATACCGATTTGGAGTGCTCCTAAGCGTTGTGTCAGACGAGTTGAAGTTCTCATTCATCTGTGTTTCTTTCTCTAGGTTAATCGCCGACACTCTTACCCATTGTGGGGTGGAAGTTGCTGAAACGTTGCAGAATACAGCCTGTGCGCTTAGCCAGTTTGAAGGCAGCGGGTAGTCTTGCTGACCGGCCGTAGTGGATAGGTAGGCTTTATCGTCCAAACAGCGAGTTTTCTGTACGAAGTCCCGCTCTGCGCGATTAGCTAAGGCTAGAAGTTCAGCGTCAGACCAGAAAGACGCTGAGGATTCCACCAACTCACTACGAACATCTGAAATAATTGAACTTATTTGCATACTTTAACCTCACTTGCTATGTCCATCAATTCTGTCTTAGACATGGCAGGCTTTCCTGTCCTATTCATTCCACGCGCGTAGGAAGCTTGTATCTCGTTCTGAACTTTGTCCACTGTGCCTGAGAATTGGTACAGAGGTCTGCGTGTTCCTATAATCTGGCAACCAAACACCCTTTCCGTTCTCGCTCTGTCTAAGTGTCCCTGCTCGATCAACACACGGAGAGCGCGTTTCCACCCGCTCTTTAAAATACGTCCTGATTCCAAACAATACACTGGCCACTCAGGAACACTATTCTTATCAATACCAACTATGGACGTTTCGGGGTCACTCGCATCGAAGATACCAGCAGGTCTATTTTCATCATTTCCGCAGAATATGCGGAGTTTGGAGCTGCACTTTCGGAGTTTCTTCTGAAAGTCACCTGATAGCATACTACCGTCCCACAACCATCAAACGATAAGCAGGAGCCGCACTGACATACTTCATCCAGATACCGGAAACATGAGCGTCTTGCACCTCGATAGCCTGAGCAAACAGCAGCGTTCCGTGAGTGTTAACCCCATCGAAGCTGTAGATAACACCTTTAGCTCCAGACGTTTCATCACAGACGAGTTTCATATATCCAGCGTGGCAGCTAAAGTTAAAACGAACGAACGCAGAAGTGAGGGTAGTGACGCTATTAGCAACATAGTAGGAGTTTGCACCGTTGCCAACTCCGCCAGCGGTGGCAGCACCATTCACAGTTCTCTGAGCAGTGCCAGCAGTTCCAGGGATCGTGACAACCAATCCATCTTGTCCGCCGGTCAGTGTGGCAGCAGACAGCACAAGAGCTGTACCAGTCTTAGCCATCGTGATCGCGTTACCAGCAGTTCCGGTCGTCGCAGCTGTAACAGTGATAACTGTGCCATTCTCCGAGGAGTTAATTCCAGTGAGGGCCTCGATGAGTAATTCTAATTCTCCAATCGTGGAGAATTCTGTGGCAGATCCGACAGCGGCTTTGGTAAATGTAGTCCCATTAACAATGATCGTGTTTCCATCAGCGGGGGCACCGTAAGTAATCGTTCCGGTAGCCGCTTGCGGGATCATTGCAGCAATGGACGCAATCTCAGTGTCAACTTGGGTGGCAGTAGAAACAGCGTTTTCAATTTGAACGTTGTAAGCACCGACCACAACTGTACCCACTTCTGAGCCGGCTGTAGCCCCAGTCGTGTAGGTCATGGTCTTGCCGTTACCAACTGTGCCGGTAACGTTCCAAGCAAACTTCATATCTTGAACAGTGACGGAAGCAGCAAGGGCAGTCGTCCCACCAGCAAGAGCCGCGAAGGCGGCAGCATGAGACACACGAGCAACATTCTGCGAAGATTGAACAAAGGTACAGTCAACCAGAGCAGCAGCGTCCACTGAGGCTTCAATGGCAGTCTTAACCTGAGCGTAAGTAGAAACGCCTTCGGAAATCTGGCACGTGATATCATTCGTACTAACAGTCATAGCTTCTGAGCCAGCAGTGGCTCCAGACGTGAATTTAAATCGAATGCTATTTCCACCCGTTCCAGTGGCATCAGCTGTGAGCTTAAGAGTGTCCCCAAACGTATTTGTTGCTTTAGCCGCAGCAACACCGCCAGCAAACGTAGCCGTCTTACAGGTCAGCTGAACAGTAGAAGCTGTACCAGAAACAGTGATCGTAACTAGAGCGTTAGCGTCATAATGCGCTTCAACCGCTGCTTTAACTTGAGTGGCTGTCGAGGCACCAATCTGGACAGTGATTGCATGTCCTGAAAGAGTCACCACTTCGGAGCCAGCAGTGGCTCCATTCGTATAGGAGACGGTAACGCCAAGTCCTAGAGTGTTTTCTGTGTATGTTAAATCTTGAACCACTACCGAAGCTTGAGTTGCCATTGTGAGTCTCCTTTAGATATGCGTTGGTTTCATAAGAACCAGTTACGCAATACGACAAATTGTGCCTGGATGCTTTCGCAGAGCCAGGGCTTGTACAGATTCTTACTTAGCTAGCAGACGTACCAACCACCATGATTCCACGATTCGTCTCCAACACTTTCGTGACGTGCGAGAATTTGTAACCAACGGTGCTGATCTGATCCAAAGGATCGGACACGCCAGAGCTACCAAGCTGTTTCACGTACGTCTTGAGGCCCATTCCGTCAATGTCAACGATACCGTAGCCTTCCGAAGCAAACACCCAATTGTGATAGGTGACAGCAGACGACGCGCCAACACCAGTTTTCACGTTAGGAGCCAACACGAACCGAATGTTCCAGAGCTTGCCCACTTCACCTTTCATGGCAGGGGTAGCAGAGGTGTATTTCGTCACGTCGAGCCATCCACCAGCCGTCGACTCAGACATCAAGTCATACTCGGTCGCAGGATGGATAAGACCCATAAACTCACCACCAGAAAACCCTTTCGCGCCGATCAGCTTCAAAGCTTTAGCAGCTTTGCGGAAGTCAGCAGACGAGCAGGCAGCGGAGGTGAGGAGTTCAGTTGCCCCACCAGCAGCAAACAAGTTTGTCATGTTCGCGTCGATGGTGTTACGGATGATCGTGTCGATAGACAGACCCGCTTGATAACCAAGCACTTCGGTCGCGCCTTTAACGATAGGATCAATCGCTTCCAACTGGAGCATGTCCGACAACGCAATGTAGTTACCATATTGCGTAGGGCGGGCAGTGATCTGAGTGGACGCCAGCGTGTCCCCATCTGGAACCGTGCCGTCCGTGAGGGCGGTCGTATTCGCAGCAAGGTTGGTGTATTTCGTGAAGGTGATGTCACGAGCTGAATTCTTCGGGAGCTTCTTTTTGGTAGCAGCTTTATCGAAGGACAGTTCGAGTTCGAGACGGGATAACAGAGTGCGGTCATAGAAAATACCAACCGCATTCGGAAGGCCAGAGGTGCTAACTACATTAGTGTTTAAGGGCATTTGAGATACTTCCAGGGAACTTCATCTTCACGCACCCTGGTGATACAATAGGACTAGTCTCGGTCAGCAATACCGTGCAGCTGAATTGCCAGCTGTTCGAGCTTGTCGAGAGGCATCTTATGTAAGTCAGCGGGTGACGTGGATACGCCTTTCCCCCCTGTCGCTACGGCTGCTTTAGCCTCATTAGCGAGTTCAGTTTCAGCTTTCTGTCGGCCATGCTGCTCGGCCTGTTTAATAGCTTCTTCACTGTGTTGAGTCTTTGACAGGTTGTACAAGTGGTCAATCACTTCACCGATAGGCTGGTTATCGTCCCAACGAACTTGTCCTGACTCCACCAGTTCTTTCATTGTGGGCTCCAGGTCTGTAAAGTTGGGATACTGCGCCGAATCCGTCCTACGTCTTTCAACTTCCCGGTCATACTTGAGTGCTGTCACTTCTTGACCCTGTGCAGCCAGCTTAGCTTCATACTGTTCTGCAAAGGCTCTACGAGATTCAGCATCACGTTTCATCAGGTAGCTGTTGAGTGCTTGAGGATCTTGTGTCTGTAAAGCTCTCTGTAGTTGCTGAAGGTCTCCGGTTTCATTGTCTCTTACCAGCTTCTCCACCATAGGCCTCTGATTCGCTTGTAACACTTCAAGCTGCTTTCGCAACTCTGCGCGTTCCTGCGCCATCTGAGTGGCCCACTTACGGGTTTCGGTCAGCTGCTTCTGAACATCCGCGAAACTTTTTTCAGCATCAAATACAGGTTGTCCTGCCGGTTGTTTTTCAGGGGCTGTCTTTTGTTCAACCTTTGCGGGGCCTGTAACATCAGGTTTTTTCACTTCGATCTTGCCGGATTGTTCAACGGACGTTTTCGCTGCTTCTACTTCTTTTGCGGCAGCAGCGTTAACTGAATCCTCGTTAGAGTAGTCCACTTCCGTTGAGTCTGCTTGGGTGTCGAGTGCTTCATTTTGTACGTCCATTAAGTCTCCATTGGGGCTTGTCCGGTTAGGGGGCCATTTTATTTACTGCAAATCTTCATCTTGATTCTTAAGCTTGGTGAAAGCATCAGCGGCTGTATCTCCAGCAATGATCAAGCGTTTAAGGAAGTCCTGAAACTCCTGATAGGGCTGCACTTTGTACCACAGCTCATCTCGTCGATCTCTCTCCTTACAGGCCATCCATTCTTTATGGCCATCATCCACTTTACGATTGATCCACTTTTCGACTTCTTTATAGATAGGGTGTTTGCAAAAGTCTCTTGCATCTCCGCCCAACTGCATTGCAGCCACTAAGTTTTGCTCTAATCGGTCGTTATCCATTACTGTTCACTCCTGGAATGGCCGGTGGACTACCCGCACCATTCTGATCCACCTGCCCTTGAACCGCCTGATCTTGGCCGGGCTCTGGGGGCATTGGCTGAACGGCCACGATGTTCACTTCATCCTCATCAAATCCCATCAATCCCCATGACTTCTTGGCTAGGGCAGATATAGACTCAGGAGCCAACACTTTGCCGAATATGCCCATGAAAGACATAATGCGGTTTACCTGACCTTCTTTATCCACCATTTCAGAAATGCCCTTCATCTGGAAGGTCACTTCAGCGCGAATCATCTCAGGAGTGACTTTCTGGTCAAAGATATTCCCATACAGGCCCGTTTCTAAGAACACTTCGTCATCACTGATAAACTGCAAGTTGAGCTGGTGAAACATGCGAAGGACACGCTTAATCGCTGTCTCTTCCACCATCTTTACAGCTGTGCCAAACTTCTCCAGTGCCTGCCCGATAATCAGTTGGGCTCCGCGAGCAGTGCGGCCGAGCTTTCCGCTGTCAGGAGCTCCCTGGATGCTCTTAGGGGCTGTGACGGCTTCAATGTCGTTTTGAACGATTGCAGCTTCATTATAATTTTGGTCTGTAACGTTAGGGCTTTCCAATGCAACGATATCCATTGGATTATCGCCACGTAGGACAATGCCGCCTGGGGTGGAAACGAGCGTTCCGAGGTCGATATCTGCGTAGGCGTTAACACTCCACATGCGATTGATGGCTAGGTTGATGTTGTCCAACCGTTGCCGTCTTAGTGTGTTGAGTTCGTGAATGAGAGGAAGCACTGGCTCAATAAGGCCAATACCAAACCACTCTTTAGGCACTGTAAAAAGAACTGAGCGAACAATAGGACGTTTCTGGTGATGGAAAGGATTGCCATCTGCATGCACCAGAGTTTTACGGTTTACAATCGCAATGTAGGTTTCTTCTGCGATTCCGTCTCCGTCAAGGTCACACAACCCCCAACGCTCTAAAAGCTCTAATTTGCTGCTGTCCTGCTTCTGCTGTTCAGACGACTGGCGAGCTGATAATCTGCTTCCACGACTATTCGTGAATGACGTATCAGTGCCAGAAAGCGTGCTTTTATCTGGAATGTTGCCATACACTGGATACTTGCCCTTTGACAGCTCTGACAACTCGTCATAGCTAATCCAGCTTCTAATCCATATTGCTTGCCCTTCTTTCTCGTTTGAGGCATCTGGGTCAGGAAACACGTCTAACACGTCTAAAACGTCAACCTCGGGCCGTCTCTCAACGATTTTGTAGGTCTTCTGCACCGTCCAAGTGATTTCTTCACCTATATTGAATCCCATATAGGTTTTAGGCGTTCTAACGGCTGTACGTTCCCACACCCATTTGCGAGTCACTTTCCAGTACACTTTTAAATAGGACGTTCCATAAAGCATGAGCTGCTTCGTGAAGTCCATAAACTTAATGAAGAAGTCTGCCTGCCCTAGCTGGAAGCTGAGGAGGAGCTTAATTACTCTAGCCATCGGGCCATCCTTCATGGACGTAGGCACCACATCAAAGAATCCGTCTGACCCAAAGATCACGTTGATCACTTTAGGAACAGCAGCTTCCACCACTTGGAATACAATAGGAAGGGAGATTTTGGCTCTAGTGGTGGTTTTGTTCTCCTCAGTGTTTCCGGAGATAAAGAGCTTGTACACTTTGTTCCACACGCCTTCGTAAGAACGACGCCATGTTTCCCATCGTTCAAATTCCTTCATATACTTGGCAGCAAACTCCTCAGCCTTGTAAACATCAAGGAGCTCAGGGACAATAGGCTGCACTAAAGGCGCTTCAGCTGGAGGAGCCTGAAGGCCTTCGCTAGCTACTTGGGATGGATCTTGCTGTGTGGGGTCTTGATAGTCCATGTTTAAAATTCCTTAGCTAAAAATATCCGGTGAATGGATCAGCGTCACGTCGCACTCTTTCCACCAGGCCACGAACATATGCCTTCTTAGAAGCTATACGGTTTTCAGAGTCGGTGTAGATTTGCTTCCCGCTCGTGCCTAAGCTAAACGCATATCGCAATGCGTCTATGGCGTGGTTGTTCTTGTCTACTGGATTGTCTTTTGTCACCTTGTCATCATTAGGAGCTGGATAGTGATACCCCGCGATTTCCTCGATTAGGTTGCGACAATGGCGAAACACTTTGAGCCGCCCTGTCTTCATAAGCTCAAAAATGCGCTTGCATCCGCTTTCAATATCTTTGGCAGGCCCTGAGATACCAGTGATCTGTCCTAAGCCGAAAGCATTAACCAGTTCGCTGATAAGCTGCTTCGACTGGCCATCTGCCCCAATGCGGGACATCCCTTCATCTTTGATAAAGGCTGCAATGATTCCTAGCTGGCCTACGTTAGCCTTGTAGAATTCCCTGCTCACGTAAAACACTGAAGGGGATTTCGTAGTGTCCTCAGCGATAGATACACACGCTGTAGGGTCTGCACTACCAAAGTCTAGGCCACCTATACGCTTCCATTCAGAAGGCACTTCAAAGGCGTCCACCACGTATTCATCTTCATCAAAAGGGAATACAAGCCCTGTCAGCTGTGTAAACTTGCCACAGTAATCCCTTTCGAATATAGCTGCGGGTAAAATGTTTCTTAAACGTTCAAACTCTTCTTTGGAGAAGTAGGGGTTGTCAGAAGATGTCCAGTTGATCACTGCAATCGTCTTATCGCCACCCGCCACCGCCACGTCATTAACCCGGCCTGCACGCTTAAGAACATCACGCTTGAGCCAATTGGCTGTGTAGGGGGTGGTGGTGTAGAGCCCTCGTCCCATATGAATAGCGACACGGGCCATAAGGTTTTGATGCACTTCCCACTTAAACTGTCCAGCCTCGTCACCCCAATAGGCACGAAGGGTCATTGATTCAATATGCTTAGGCTCATCAGCTGAACGAACGTAAATCCTGTCTCCCCAGACTAATTCAAAACAATGCTTCTGTTCTTTCCATTCCCCCCAGTCTTTGGGCATGATGTCTTTAAACTTAGGAAGAGCCGCCTGTTCCAATATCTTATTGGTGGGAGCTGTAATGAGGTAGTCACCCCTCAGGCCTTTTTCAAAATTCTTATAGATCTCAGAGCATAGCCACACAGGCCCCACCATCGTCTTACCGCTCTGCTTCCCTGCAATGGCATTAACAAACCGCTCAGGTGCATCTAGGACAAGCTGCTGGTATTTATGAGGCTTGAATTCATTGGCCATTTGTTGTATTGTCTGCCCATACCTTTAAAGGAGGATATTTATGAAACTCAAAGCAATGGAACTAGACTCGATGGTGTGGACCAGACAGCGGCCTTTAAATCAGGAAGTGATGAATCTGGTGTCTGAGCTGCTTAAGGCTGAGAAGGGCAAAACCTACGAAGTGGAGCTGGATAAGCCGATGAAGAGTCTTAAGGCATCCTTGAACAAACACTTCAAATGCGCTGTTAAGGCGAAGGACAAGACAGGCAAGTCGTTCTACGTGAAGATGCTCACTCGCACATCAAAGGCTAAGAGGGAAGCAGCCGTTAAATAACAAATGGTTGCACCAGCCTTGTGCAGGCTTATGGGGCCCGTATGTTCCTCGAACACCAAAGCGCGAAATAGGAGGTAAGGTTTGCCTTCTTGTTAGGGTTGCATCTCTCTCAAAGAGGGAGCAGCTTGGTTGGCAAACCTTACCAAAATTGAACGCTGGTGACATTACCCTTTCAGGTTGCTCGCAGAGAAGCGAACCTAGGAATACCATTCTCCTAGTCACAGCAAAATTGAGCAGGTGTTTAACGAGCGTTTCCTGCAAGCTCTGGGGGATGCACCCCCCGCCTCACGTCTGAGGTCTTTATTGTCCAGGTGGGTCGTTAATTCCACAATCCCTACGTTAATGGGCGTAGGCTTTACTTTTAAGCTACTGGAGGGAGTTGTTTGTTTTAAGACGCTCTACCCATCCCGTCTTTTGTACAAATCTTGCCTCTTCCTTTAGGCTCATAGTGCTTCTTAGCGTAGCTGATGCTCTTTGTAGCCTTCTCTTCGCTATCGTGGTGGCTCTTAACGCTTCCGTCCGCTCTCACCACCTGCCACCTACCATCCTTCTTAACTACTAAATTTGACATCAATCTCCCCCATACATATCAGGCAAATGTACACCCTACCTAGCGGCTCATCCCACACCAGCACCACCGGAGTGGCGCGCCTACATCTGCAAAACATCTACTGACACGCTTAAGAAAAATTTTCCAATGTCGTGAAACACCATCACTGCCGCGTAGCCTAAAAGATAGCCCCCCACCCCTAAAACAAGGCCTAAAACGAGTTGTGCAGCAATGAGCTTAATAAGAGAAGGCACTTTTTGGGCTCCATGTCAGCTGGAATGTCAGATCTGTACTGGCATCAGATGCAGCATTCCTAGCGAGGAGACAGCTGGATCTGGCGTAGACAGTAGCGTTGTATTACGTACATTTTGAAGGGAGAAGGCGCACCGTCCAGCACCCCTGGGGGACATGTCCGCTTTTGTTAAGCCCTTAACCTACCTTAACAGCCACTTAACCCACCTTAACATGTGACATATTAGTGGCATTCAAATAGGTGGTTGTCCAGATGGTGTCTGGCCACTTCCTATCTGTACAGTGTCTGTATGCTGGTGTGGATTGTTAAGCTCTCAGAGGGTAGATGGACTACTGAGCGTCTTCTTGATAAGGAGCCGTTACGTCGATTACCTCACTAGGTTGGGCAGATGATGGGCGGTTGTTCACGATGAATGCTGTGATCTGAGGACGAGGAGAGTTGACTGGTGTCTGAGCTTCCACCATTTTTGCAAGCAAGTTAAGGGCTGTTAACTTATGCTTTAGCAGGATGGTTCCATTTACTTCCTCTATTGTGGGGCGGTCAATTAGATTTTTTAGCGTCAGCATCAGCCCAGCCCTATCAATGCCTTGCCCTTCTAACACCTTAATCAGCTCTTCTTTTAGATCGCTTCTTAACTGATAGGCTGAATGATCAGACCCTTTATAGCCTGCTTCTCTATAGGCTGTTAAAGTGCTATTGCCTTGTGTTAAGAGTTGTAAAAACAACCTATTCTTAGCTGTTAGCTCTCTTGGCTTATTAAGCGTTAAAGCTTTATCGTTTAATTCTTCCATGTTTACATCCCTTTACTATATAAAGACTTGTTAACGTCCACGTCAACACCCAAGTTAGAGGTCAACGGCTACTTGCTTGCCTCTCTGAACTATTGGAACGCAAGGAGAGAGTATAGCTATATAAGCTATTTATAGTGGTGCCAAATTCGACTGATTGATTTTAGTAGTGAGGTCTCTCAGTTCTCAGTACCTAAGACTAAACCAATAAACTTGCCAGTGAAGCGGATACGGCTTTCGGAGTACGAAACACTTGTTGGGATGTAAATCTCACTACCTGGTAGCCTTTAGACGCGAGGTAGGCATCCCTCGCAGCATCATAGGACTCTCGCCCCTTGTGACACATTCCGTCTGTTTCAATAATAGTCTTGCCTATAAGGAAGTCGACGATGTAGCTACCAATAATTGATTGTCTAACGAAGCTTATGCCAAGTTCTTTCAGTATGCCAGCCATAGCATTTTCTAATGGGTTGTATGCCGCTAATTGACCCTTTCTGAACGCTCCCAGCGCGTTACTAACAGCACCGTTACTGGCCTTCCACTTCTGTATAAACTTCGATTCTTTCTTCTCCCAGCTATACTGTTTGATTCGGATAAACGTTTTCATAAACAGTGTGCCTCTATATGAGACAGACCGAAATTAACAAAAAGCAACATCTTCCCCTCTATAAATAGACGAATATCGCATTTTAGGGGTGAGGTGCATCCGTTACAAACAATTTACAATCATATCCATTGCATATGCTTTTCATATGTGATACATATAGGTATGAAAAACAAAACGTACGTGTTTCAGGATGGCATTTTGGTCCGGCGGACCCTCACACAATCGTCTGGCCGTCGGCTGGCGGATCAGCTAACGGGCACGATTCATATTGTGAAGGCGGGACGTGTGAGGGAATACCGGAACAGCCTCGCGACGCGCCCGAATATTTTTGAGTTCCTTAATAGGGGGAATGTATGAATGCTACCATGCGGGAATTAATTGAGATTCAGCTAATCGGAATTGAATATGCGTCGGCATCACGCCGGCAAATCAAAGCGTTGCACGACGTGAAAGCGTGGGTTTTCTTTGGATGGGCACGTGTGGAGCTATTGAAACTGGGCCATAAGGCTCATTTTATTTATGATCCAAAATAGCCCTTGCACATATGATTCTCATATGATAGGCTTAAGTATGCAAACAGACACACTACCAGGGGGACACACAATGAAAAACAAAAAAGCGTACATGACAAAAGAGGGGACCGGACAATGGGTAGTGTATCAATGGGATGAACACGTGGGATGTTACCGCTCAGGAATTTCCCAGAATTACTTCGCGGCCCGGGCCACCATTGGTGAGATTCGGATTGAAGAGAAAATCGAAAACCTACTCATGAAAACAGGAGATAAATAATCATGACTACCTACACTCAGAAAGATATTTTGAATTGCTCCATCGTCGGGGATTACAAGTTTTACATCCAAACCTACCACTCCACTGGCATGCCGTGGAGCGAAGAAAATTGTCCACGCTTCCGCTACAAAATGGACGCGAAGGAATGGGTCCGGCTCTCCAAACCCACGATGAAACCCTTAAAACTCACCGGAGTGATGGTTGATTGTGGAGAGGGTGAATAATATGACACTAACAACGATGGAACATAAAGTTTTGGAAGCAATGTTTGAGAGCGCAGCGGGGAATGGTCATGATTTTGGAGTGATGGAAGAGGTTATCGCGGCGAATGCGGTAGGGAAGGTCCAGCTAGGTGCAGTCGTTACCAATCTGATTAAAAAGGGGCTGGTCATCGTTTATCCCCCCGTCTGCGTGGATGGCGAAGAGATGGTGACACAATTCGCGTGGAGTGCTGTAGATCCGCTTCAATCCTCAGATATGGAAGAGAAAATAAAAAACCTACTCACTAAAGGAGCAAAATCATGATCCACTTGGCCGCCTCTCTCGTCGCGCTGGTTGTGATACTCATCGCCGCTATGTGTGCGTTCGCGGTAGTGTGTTCAATAATTGGATGGATTGTAGGAGAGGTCAAACAGCTGGGCACTGATATAAATCGTGCATTTGGGTGGAAATAATCATGATCCACACTACCGATCGATCCGGATATCCAGTGATGCTGATTCAAATTGCTACGAAACGTTTCCAGTTGGTTACATGGTTCGGGATTAATACACGTTATGAAATTCTAGGGGGAAAATCATGAGTACACAAAAAGAAATTGCCTACAACATCGCATATGAAAAACATTCCATAGACTATGACGCTAATTGTATCGCCTATCAGGCGGAGATCGCCGACGTCGAAGCAAATTTTGAAGCGGCTGAATATGCCGCGTGGGAAGCGTACGACAAAAAACTATACTCGGATAACTGGGCGAAATCTAAAGACCTTGCGGCACACTCCGTAGCTGAAAAATCTGCAATTTCTAGTGAGAAAGACGCGGCAATTGCCGCCGCTCTTAAATCTAGAGACGCGGCAAAAGCGTTCGTCAAGGGTGCCCACACCTACAAAATGGTTGTTCTGGATGCCGCCCTAGAAGCGGCAAAACATACCTCATATGATGCCGACGCCATCGCGGCGAACGTCGCTCACTACAAAGCAGCCTGTGATGCCAAAAAAATTGCCGCTGATAAAGCGGCCGAATCCCCCGCTAAAGTGGCCGCCGACAAAATCGCTTACGGGGAGTACAACGGCATGAGCGAAGCTGGCAGAAAAGAGTTTGTGGCTTATTTAGCCAAAGCACTCGGGGGATATTAATCATGGAAAAATACACAGTAGAATTATTGGACGACGGAACGATGGATACAGTGGTATCGGTAAACGGAAGAGTGTACAGATTCGTAGATGTAGATAGGTCCAGACCGGGATGGGACGAGGATATCCGTTCTCAGGCGATCGGAAGCTATGAAGAAGACGACACCTACGATGCCGACGCAGGAATCCAAGGAGCAAAATAATCATGACTACATGCGACTACGGGCACGACGTGGACTCCGACGTTCGGACGCTACCAATTGGAATAGAAGGAAACATCCTCATCTGTGAAAATCACTACAAAAAGGAAATGAAATTCCGTCGATCGTATCCAAAAGACTTCAAGTCTGTCCGGGATTTTCCAAAGTTCTCTAGTTTAAAAATCTACGGGGGGAAATAATTATGGATACAAGCATATCATCCCATACTATCGTTGATGGAAAAACGGGACGAGTCTGGTACTACTCCGAGAGTGTTGCGAAGGGACGTACTGTAGCGTGCGTGTGTGGTGCCAGCGTGATGACGTTCGACGGAAAAACGATCGAGCGTTACGCGCCGTGGCCTACTCCATGTTTCGGACCATCTAAGGAGATAAATAATCATGAAAACACTAACGGTAAACCAGTTGTATGAATTGCGAAATGCCCTAGCATTGCATTTTTATTTTCACGAAGGGCAGGCTGATCTGGCGATGTCCATTTTCATAGCTGATTCATTCGTCGCTAACCAATATATTAAGGGAGCCAACTAATCATGAAAAAAGAATGTAATGGATGCTTTAAACTTTTCAAGGATAAGGGGATACGATTCTGTAAAAATTGTCTGATTAGTTTGTCGTCGCTGGATAAAAAAGTTACGGCAATACGAAAATATCAAGAGGCGATCAGATGCCGGGACGCTTTCGGAATTCAAAATCAGGGAGCTAACTAATTATGAAAACAGGGGGAAAATAGTCATGCGAAACAAATTCACGACGGTAAAATACGCACAATCCGCCTACGCAGCCGCCAACACCGCCGCCTACGTCGCATATGCCAACTACGTATCAGCCAGCTCCATAGCAGCCTACGCCGCATACGTATCAGCCCACGCCACCGCCGCCGCCGCATACGCCGCATACGACGCCGCCGCCACGCCAAAAGGAGACAACTAATTATGAATGAACATCTAGCCCTGTTAGAAAGAATAACGACGGCGGCCACACGATGGACGCGTTGCTGTGATTTATGGCGTGATGGCATGGGCGGGATGCACTGCCTCGAGTGTGAGCAAAAAACATTTGTAATGCTTCGCGCAGTTCAGGAAATACTTGGAGTGGACAAAGAACTAAAAGCAATTCAAAAAAGGGAAGGTAACTAAGTCTAGCGCGACTGGCGGGATGCAAGGCGTCGATTCCACCTAGCGGGGTGAATAATCATGGAAATGCATGAATGTAAAAAATGTGGAAGCCGGTTTTCGGATGAGGAAGTGGCGGAAACGTTTCCGGTGGAATATCCCGGCGGCGATTCCAAAAGGTGGCCGGTGTCTGTGTCCCCGTGCTGTCTTTGGGCCTACGACTACGTCGGCACGGATATAAAGCGTGCCCTAGGCGGTAAATAATCACACCGAGGCATGCCCTAGCCAATTTGGTGTCGCTACCAATATGGTCTAGAGAGACAAGCAGGGCTTAGCGGGACAAGTCTACCTAGCGGGGCTGTGATGAGTCCTAAAAACAAAAATTCCCTAGCCTGTGAGAGCACTAGGGACAATGTATGAGGGTCTATGGTTTAGGCGGGTCTGAGAGATGCTCTAGAATGGCCTCAGGAATGCCATTAGGGTAGCCAAAGTTAAGCCTACCCATGGACATCTTAAGGAATTTCAGCATCACTTTACGTTGTGAGGAGCTAAGGCAGGCAAATCCTGCCAGTATCATTTCTTTAGCGTCTTTGTCGGTCATTCAGTTTCTCCTGTAATTTGAAAAAACAGTTTGCGTCCCTGTCAAACCCAATTTAGGTCGACTTAGACTTTTTTCCTTAGAATCCCAATTCAAGTTTTCGGTCCTATCAAACCCAATTTAGGTCGACTTAGACTTTTTTCCGTAGAATTCCAAAAGTTATTTTCAGACTGTCCTGAGGCTATTCTGCTTTTTTCTTATACAGGAGTTCAGGTGTCCACTTCCTTATTGGGCTTAATCGACACGGTGTTGAATTCAATCTTCAAAGGTACATGATCGTATGGGCACTCAGTAACTTTCTCTTTCGTTTGCCAGATTCTGCTACATTTTGGACAAGCGAATTCGATCTTATACACTCGGCTGTCCTTTGGCTTTTTCGTCACTCTCAACAGTTTTCTTATAGTATTGCTTAGACGCTGTGTGAAATATCACAATGCCTTCGGGCTGCATAAACCCCGGAGCGACATGACTCCCTGTGATTTTAAGAGTGTCTAGGAGGCCATTGATCACCTGCGTGTTAAACTCCCCTGAGTACAGTATCGGAACTTCATTCACACAGAGAGGGCCTCCGTCAATCCATTTCGGCCGGAATAAGGAGAAGTGTTTTTCACTCTCTCCATAGCCTCTATTGATTCCCTCCCCCCACCACTCCCCGTAATGGCGGCCTGGACCTAGCTTAAGCAGCTCTTCTCTGTTTGCTCCAACCCACGCAGCAAACCCGTGGTTGTCCGTGGTCTTGCCGGGTGTCACCCACCGACTCCGAGATCCTGCTAACACAGTCTTTAAGTCGTCGGAGATAAAGACCTGCGCATTAGTGCCATCGATCTTCTCAGTTACCACGCAATCCCTGCTTAGTCGCGGGATCTTGTTAAACGATCTAAACTCATAGAGAGGTACTACTAGAGCCTCACTATCAGTGCTAGTCGGCTCTTCGCCATACACACTACTGAATGTATTTACAAGCATCACTTAGCTCCTAAGAAATCATTAATATCCTCGAGCAGTACAGCTAGGTGCATGCCTTCAGCTGTGGAAAATGTACCACTTCTGAATGTGGCGACATTAACACCAACCAATTCGCCGTTAGCATTCACCAAAGGGCCACCACTGTTACCGGGATTGATAGAGGCTGTGTGCATCGTGAACGTCTCATCCCCCCGAGGATGTCTAGCTCTAGGGTTACTTACATATCCCAATGTCGCTGTATGAGAGATACCTAACGGGCTGCCAAACGACACTACAGGTTGACCACGCTCCACAGCTTTACCAAGCTTGAAGTGAGGCTGTTTAGTTAGCGGAAACACTTTCAACAGTGCAAGGTCAGTAGTTGAACTAACGCCAATCAAAAACGCTGTGTACTTCCGGTTGTCGGAAGTCTTAACAGTAATTACCATGTCAGTCATAGGCTCATCGAACAAGTGGTAGCAGGTGAGGATGAATCCATCACTACTGATAAATGAGCCCGTTCCACCATATGCGACAGTCTTTGTTGAGCGTTCTACAATAACAGCTTTAGTACTCTTGTCGGTATCAAGGAATGCTCCGTCTGGCACTACAACCACGCCTTTAACCTGAATATCTACGACTTTAGGGAGTACGGAATTCGCCAACGCTTGGTAATTATCCAAAGCGCACGCAATAGATGATAACAGCAGCAGCAGAGCCGTGACAGTTTTCATTAGTTACTCCTAAATGTGTCTGGTCCTAAGTCTGAGTGGAACTGGTTGCACTTAGTACACTTCGCCTCATCCTCGGATACTGTGTTCTCTTCAACCCATCGGATCTGTCCCAGAATTGTGGAGATCATCACCCGAAGCTTTAGCCGCGTTATAGGTTTCCACTGCGGGGTGGCCTCGTACATTTCGGTCAAACGGTCGGACATAGTAATTAGCTGTTCATATGTGATGTACATGTTAGCTCCCACCTTTTTTACGCTTAGTAGTCAGAAGATTCGCCTTGCCGGCGGTATTAGCACCACACTCCAAACAGATATAACGCTGATACTTGCCAGTAGACGTATAAGCAAACCCTTTTTTCTCCACTTTCGTTGAGCCGCAGTTACAGACGCGCTGCTTAAAGTCTCCGTATACTTTAAAGTTGATCGACTGATCCCATGCCTGCAGTTTCGTGTACAGCTCTTCGGTCGATAACACGTCGTGCTTGTTATATCGCTCCATGTGTTCCCAAGCGTCGCGGTTGCCTTTTCTACACTCACGCCAAAGTAAATGGCCCGGATACTTTGTATGCTTCAGCTTCTTATATTTAGTGCAGATCTTATCTGTCAGGTACTCGAGCTTGTTAGATGTGAAAGCTCCGATCTTCTTAGCAATGACAAGCGTGTCAATTTGCCGAAAACTGCTAGGTGGTAACATGCCATTAAGTATGAAACGGGTATTCAGCTTCTTAATGTCGAACTTCTTTCCGTTCTGAGTGATAACAATATCCGCAGCATCCAAAAGCTCCCAGATAATCCTAAGCAGTGCCTTATCATCCCGGATGTTCTCAATATTGCGCTGGTCCATGTACATCATTTCAGACGCAGGGGCATGGAGCCACTTAGCGGCCCACGCACCTACTGTCCAATCTTCGACGATCTGGTTAAGTCCGATGTTCTGATCCCATATGTCCCACACTTCAGCGACGATAGGAAGTGTTTCGATATCCAAGACGAGGCATTTCGGCCCTTTATTTGTCGACATTCATATCTCCTAAACGACTTTCGCGACGAGATTTGTTTTCCTGCTGTGTTTTAAGCTTGTGACACTCGACGCACAAGATTTGCAGGCCCTCAGGCCCACAGAACATCCGTACAATGTAATCATCAAAGGTGGTAAAGCCCTTCACAGGGTCAACCACTGGCTTAATATGATCTACTTGAACTTCTTTCTGCGGGAAGTCACTACTACAGGCTGCACACTTATGGAGAAATTTAAGACGCTTGTTTTCGTAGTTGGCGGGTACAGGGACCCGGCAGGCTGCTAAGGCTTGTGAACGTGCTTTAGTTCGGTAGCTTGCTTTCCGTAATGTCCAAATTACAAACTGCTTCAGGTCGAATGCTTTTTCCTTTCTTATCAAGTTTGCAGTCCTCGCATTTAGAGTCCAATGGAGGCACTCCATCGATGTCTTTTAAGCAACCACGACAAAACCAGTCAATCACCTCCGGCCTCCCCGCTACCCGTGCAGTAGCTACAATCGTAGATTTCTGCGTGTAGGTAGCTTCCAAGCCTGTAAGTCCAACGCTTCATAAACCTCACGATCTTTCCAGTACCTTCACAGTGGGGACACTTTGTTTTTGTCATCCTTAGCCTCATACCAACTATGTCCCTTAGATACCTCAACGGTCATGGGAACTGTGAGACGTACAGCATTCTCCATAGCACTCTTCATAATGGCCGCTGTGCTACTAATGGCCGCTTCATTGTCCGGTATCTCAGCAAGCAGTTCATCGTGAATAGGTAACAACGCCAACACGCCATTGCGATACAGGTTTATGTCGGCAATCTTTAATATCTCAGCATTAGAGCCTTGGATAATCGCGTTCACACACTGTCTCTCAGCTTCCCATCTGACATACTTATTGTCTGCGTAAATGGCCGGATAGCGAATGAATCGTCCCATGAGAGTAGACACTCCACCTTTCTTCTTGAGTGTCCATTTAGTCTGGTCGATCCACTTCTTCAGAGTACCCATGCCTTCCCAATAGTCGTTTAGTAAGTCTGTGGCCAGTTCTTCACTGAGGTGCAGCTGCTTAGCTAGCTTACGTTCCTTCTCTCCGTACAGCACGCCGAAGTTGATGGTCTTAGCAGCGTTTCTCTGATCTTTAGTCACAGCATCCAGCGACACTTTAAATATCTTCGATGCAGTTTCTTTATGTGGATCGCGTCCGTTCAAAAACGCTTCCATGTAAACTGGCTCTTGGCTGAAATGAGCCGCCGTCCGTAAGTCCATAGCTGAATAGTCACCATCAAGAAATATGTGTCCGGGTCTTGCTATGAACATCTTCCTGAACATTGGTCCATACTCACCACGAGACGGAATGTTCTGCAAGTTTGGCTCTCTACTTGAAAGCCTAGACGTAATGGTTACAGTTTGAGTAAACTCGCTATGAACTACAGGCAATGTGGGAAGCTCAAGCATCCCGTCAATGTAGGTAGACGTAAGCTTTTTGAGCTTCTTATACTCATCAAACGTGGCAACCACAGGGTTGTCTAAGTAGGGCTCCCTCACGTCAGACTTGGTTGAATCAACGTTAATACCAATCATGTTAAAGAGCGTCACGGCCTGCTCAGGAGAATTAGGATTAAACGCCACTCCCTCAATCACCCGCTTCTTTAGCTTGTGCTTAAATCCGATATCCAAGGCCTTATTAATAAGGTTTGCTTCAAGTTGATCCTGCTGTGGCATCATCTCCGCTCTCAGACCCTTAAGGTAGTCAACGTCAATCATCACTCCCTTACGCTCTCTGAGAAACAATATCTTCAACACTGGTAGCTCAAGCAAGTAGTGCAGCTTCTTCTCCGCAACACTCATCACCCTTGTGTAGTGATAGAATAGACGCATTGTCTCTAGTGCATCCATTGCGCAGTAGTTAGCCACCTTCTCTACTGGCTGTAGCCCTAAGTGAACTTTATGGTTTTCTGTCATCTCTTCGTATGTAGGCCAGACATGGCTAAAAGTGTCCTTAGCGAGTATCTTTAAGCCGTGCTGTCTTTTGGAACTATCCATGCAGTAGCTCATTAGCATGGTGTCGGCTAGGATGTTCGCTAAGTTGACTTCCAATCCAGCATTCGTCAGGAAGTTCAAATCCGCCTTAAGTCCATGTCCTATGAGTTTGCAGCCTGATAACAGCCTTTTAACGGTGGGAGAGAGTTCTGTGAAATACCACACTTCCTGTAAGTTTGGACAAATAGCGATTCCTACAAACACTTGATCCTTAGACCCGTCCGTCTCGACATCAAACGTGATGAGGTCAGGGAGTTGTAGATTCTCCAGATTCGGATTGATCGTTAAGCGTGCCCCTACGGTATGTGGACCGTAGCTGTAAGATTCTAGCGATAATTGCTCCGACTGCGTAGATGGCATACATTCCTGTTAAGACTAAGATGATGTTATTTAGTGCGTAGTACACGACTACAGGGCTTACTGCTAATAGGACAATGCTTAAAAGCTGCCGATTAATATTCCGCACAACCGGCCTCCAGAAACGTTGCGAGGTTCTTAAGGTCATCCAGCTTTACGTTCAAGTGAGCGGGCAGTTCATAATCAAACTTGTCGTAATCGTCTAGCTCTGTCTCTGAGGGATCGTCGATCTTTCCTGTGTAGATATTAAGATCTGCGTCGCGCTCTAGTCTGATCAAGATTCCACCCATGTCTTTAATGTAATTGGCCTCGTTCTTAAATCGAACATCCGAGATAACATACTTGCCGTAATTTCTAGCAATGTCCTTGTACACCAGCTTCACCCAATACAAAGGGTCTATAGACCTGTAGTAAAAACCACAGCGAATCATAATGTCACGAGGTGTATAATAGCCACCATCCAATTGACGCTTAAACGTAGTGGGAGCTTCTTTAAGAGCACCATCTGTCTGCTCTACAGTGAGGCCAAAATCCTGTCTTACACGTTTCTTAAGTTCGGCAGCAAAGCTCTTCTGCTCCCACTGGTGCTCTTTTAAGTAGCCCGCTAATGTGTCTTTGCCACAGCCGCGTTTTCCAGACACTCCAATAATAGTTTTCATCACTCTCTCCCCACTTTCGCGATATCGTCTAAGTCACTAGCCATTTTTCTGAGGTACTCTAAAACAGCTCGTTCAAATGGTGTCAGTTTATTGAAGTCGTCTACAGTCATAAGCTCACCCCTAAGATCCAGAAAGCGGCCTGAAACACTATGTTGGCTACTATGAAATACACGACAACCACCACCGCTAAGGCGACTACGAAGGCGTAATCAAAAAGCCTCACTTTGCCTTTCTTAGGACGTAAAGCGAATTTCGAGTACGTATAATTTTTATAACTCCTAGATTAATCACCCAAGCAACAGTGGACAAATTACCAACACCAAAGGAGCGTAAACGAAACAGGAAAGCCTCTCCTGCCTTAGGGCTCTCGGAGTACCTGATTCGCACCGGAGAGGCAAACACTTGGGGATTCTTTGACCACACCGAATACATTAATGACTCTTGTTGCTTCATAATACCTCCCCATTTTCAGCTCGTTTTTCTAGTTCATAAGGCATGACTTCTAAGTTAAAAAACACCTGCCACGCTAGGTGAGAAGCACAACAAATGTCCATCCAGCCCAATAAGGGAGCCTTATTACTAAGTCCGACTAAGAAGTCATTGAACTCAGTATCGAAAACGAAGTCTCTATAGATGGTGTCTGCGGTAGTCCAGCGACGCTCAAGCTTCCACAGTCTTTTCATTTCCCTGTAGATAGCCCAAGTCCTGTTTCCAGGAATAAGGAGGGCTTTAGAGGGGTGTTCGACTGTCTCCAATCTTGCTTCTGTTGTCGTAAAGGGCATCTGCTGTCTCCTTTAAATCTCGTTCCAGTCCTACATACTCACAGGCTGGACAAATGTAGGTACGCTCATTCAATGGCAGCATCCAAGCTAGTTTGCACTGAGGGCACTGAACATTCAGAATAGAGGGCTCAATCATCTTGTCCCTCAAATCCGTGTACATTGTTTTCGCGTTCAAATGAGGTCTGCTCTAAGCCTGACATACGATCCTCAAGCTGCTGCATATTCTCACGGAATGTCTCTATAGTTTCCTGCAAATCTTTAATTTTGGCCTCTAAAGCTGTAATGTTTTTGGTCATTTAATTTCCCCTATCTGGCACACGATAAATTTAATCAGACAGCGGTTAAGCATCTTTAATCGCCATTTGAGACGCTTTCCGAAACTGCCCCATCTAAGCTGAGCAAAATAGGCAGCTTGCTCAATACTTGCAACAACAAGGTCATCTTCCAAGTTGGCAATGCTGATACTTGTGTTTCTAGCGTAAGTAGCGGAGACACGAATAACTGGCTTCCAGAGAAAGCAACGGGCATACGCAATTTCATGAGATACGCCTTCGGATTTTCTGTCTGCTGTAACGTCAATGAGAACATGAGCATTACGAATCATCTCCTTATCACGACTCCACAAAACAGGCAAAATCTCATTGGAAGAAAGTAGTTTACTTTGCGTGAATTTAACACCCTCTTCGATAACAGGATCTAATGGCTCAATACCGTATTTCTTGCACACCTCTAAAACGTGAAGAGACTCACGAATAAGCTCCTCTCCTGGACGGCCTGTCATTGCATGAGCTATGTAGGCACGCATTGCTACCCCCCTGTACAATCCTGATATTCGTACTCGACGTGCCCACACCTACAGCGGTAAACCATCTCGCCATGCCTACATTCAACAAACTCTAAATTGTGCTCGTGCTCACTCATTCGATCCCCCATTCAACCAGTCTTTTTGTACCTCCGAAAGCATGGTTCTGCTACATTTCCAACTAACCGAGCTATGCGTTCCTCATCTTTTGTTGGAAGCACTTCGTTTTGCCAGTGTATATAGGCATGTGCCAACTCATGAAAGAACGTGTTAATCATCTCTCCCTGCGACTGTCTCGACTCTAGGAAAATCTTTGTAACACCATCGACTGTCTCAGTAGCACCATACAAGCCTTTTTCAGCTTTTTTGCCTTGTCTAAACTCGACTATAATCACCTTGGTTTTTGCTTTCATTCTGAAAACCTCACGTGTTTTTGGTCAAACTTAAGCTGAAATTCGGCCACTTTGCCAAAGCGATTTTTGGCTAGGATGAAGTTGACCGGAAATTCCATACTCTCAGTGAAGCGTTCCTTCTCTACTGGGTACATAAGCAGTGCCAAACTCACTTCACGCTCGATTTGACCGCATTCCGCAAAGTCAAACATAGTAGGGGGCACAAGCTCTCCATCATTGCTCTTGTAGGGCCTATGGAACTGGCTGGTAACGACACCAGCGCACTCATACCGTTTTGCTATATCTTTAAGGCCCATCACTAGATCTGAGATGTCGGTACGCTTACCACCTGTGCTACCTGTAGTGTGCTGCAAGTAATCCAGCATAAATACATTAGGCTTTGTCTGCGCAACAGCTCTTTCAATGTCTGCTAACGTAGGAGACGTGATAGGCTCAATATGCAGCTTCTCTAAAACAGGTCCCTCTAAGTATTCAGCGGCTTTAGCATGTTCCTCTTCTGAGAGGTCGCCATCCATCACGCGCTGAAACGGAATATCTAGCCCACTGGAGATAAACACCCTCATTAGCTCATTCACAGCCATCTCTGTAGGAAAGTAAAGTACACTGTTTCCCGCTTCAGCTAGCTTACGCGCTAAGCCTAAAGTGAAGGCTGTTTTACCCACTCCGGGCCATGCTCCAATTACCGATAGGTTTCCGATGAGTAGTCCCCTGGAATGCCTGTCCAGTGAAGGAAAACCTGTTGCGATTGTCTTTGCGCCTTTTCTGAGCTCTTCTTTAAATCCAGCGTATGCGGATTTTGGAGTCGTAATAGACGCACTAACTGCGTGTGCTCCTTGGACGTTATCGCTCCGTTGCAATATGCTACGTCCAGAGGTCGCATATCGACGGTAGACATCCTCAACTCGCTCAATGATCCCACTCGCTTCTGCGGGAGGCATGTTTCTGCTATTCCAGTCAAGTAGCAGCGACTTTGTGACATCAACTGGTAAACCTTTAGAGCTGAAGTAAGCAGCAAGTCTGATACAAGATTTATGTTTTTCGCCATCTGACACTCCTTTCAATAATTCGGATACCCAAGGCTCCTGCGTTGATACGTCTGTAAATCCACTTTTCTGTACACTGCTAGGGACGCTAAGCAGTCCAAGCACGTTCTGGGGGAATGTCGTGAGCGGGTCTTGAAGCTTCTCAAGGCCGCCCATCCACGCGTACACCTTTCCGTTTTCATGGGTGCTATAAGGAGCAACAACATATCCGCCATCTCCTCTAATATCTACCTTCTCACAGCCAGGGATATTGGAACAATTCTTCACGTGACTCCCAGGGTGCCTGTAATACATATGTCTCCCCTTGCCGCTCTTCACAGATACAGTGGCTGGAAGGCAAAGTTTGAGCACTGACTCCTCTCCTAAGGGCCCGTCTATGTCCACTACGGCTATACCAGAAACAGCACCTGTCACAATTCCTACGTTTGCTGTCGGCCATTTTGTAAACCATTCTTCTACCTCCTGTTTAGTCGGGAGACGTTTAGAATACTCGGACCACTCAATAAGAGGCTTTTTACCCTTCTCTTCGAGAGGGATAATTGACCAATTTTTAGCCAGATACTGAAGTGCAAAGTTGAGGAGCATATTCACCTTTCCGATAAATGTAATCCCAGAGTTTACGTGTCATCACTAATGGGTCAATCCATTTATGCAATTCATGCACCTCTAAGATTTGTATCTGCTGCTTTTTCTTAGGACTCTTCTCTAAACGAAGCAAAACACCATCATCCACCCATTCACCAGTTTTCTCCCACCAACCAAGTGCGTAGCCTGCCAGCTGCATCTTGTATTTGTCTGAAAGCCCGCTACTTGTCTTATAGTCCAACACCCACTTCTGTGGACCATTGTTAAATGTCACAATCCTGTCAACCCGACATGAGAAATTTAGCCACTTGCTATCCAGCTTGACTTCCATAGCCTTGCCGTTTTCACTGAAAGAGCAATCAACTGCCTTCATGCCAGTCTCAGTGATCCACTGCCACGCTAGGGCCACCATAGAGGCCTCTCTAGGGTCTATCACTGCTGTCTGAGGCTGTCCAAGCTCCAACTGCTCCAAGGCCGTGTGAAGGCGCGTTCCGAGCTCCTGAGCGGCCTTGTTATACTCTTCACACGCCTGCGTTCCGAATGAGCCGTAGTAGCCCACTAGCCCATTCGGATCTTCAGCGGCTCCGTAGATTTCACACAAAATCGACAAACTTGGAAACTCACGATCCACTTTTATCTTTTTCATTTAACGTGTAACCACCCAAACAGTTAATCCTTCTGCAATCTTCTTAGCCCGTTCAATAGTGGCTGACGTGCTTAGTGCTAATGCGTCATTACACTCAGACAGAGCCTTGCTATTCAGCGTCGCACCAATAGCCCATTGGCGCATAATGTCTAAATCTTTCTGTGTCCGATTTCCGAACACTGAAACACCCTCCACAGGGGCAGCTTCTGGAATGCCAAACTGGAGCTTAGGCATGTTTGCGCTAGGAGCCTGGTCAATAGGGCCTTTGGTTTCTTCGGCTTTAGTCTTTGGGACAGACGGTTTCACTTCAGACACCATTTTGTACCCCTTTTCTTCTTCGTAAGTAGCTTCCACTTCACTCATTAAGTGCTGGTAATACTGTGCAGGTTCAATACCCTTACGCAGCACCACAACATCTTCACCAATGGTGAGCTTACGTCCATCAATATGCTCAAGCGTTCCAGTGATAGTCATTAGTCTGGTAGACCCTCGTCACTCACTCCAGCGGCTACTAAAACAGCCTTCTTCTGGACTCGGAAGTTGTGAGCGTTCACAGAACGGCCATTCACCACTTCTTTCTTCTTGCCGTCATAGACGATCATCACTTCGTTCTTACCACCATCTTCAATCGCATTAAGCGCGCGTTCGAGACGAGTGGGAGCCCCGTAGATCGTCACTTCAGCACCGGCTTTAACATCATCGACAGGAGCATAGCCCTGAATGCCTTTTAAGATCATTGTGGCATCGGTGCTAATCAGCTTGAAGCTGGCAATCATGCGTTCTTTACCCTCACTGTCTTTGAAGGGCTTTTTAGTCATCAACACACCGTGAAGGTGGGTTCCAGCCTTCTCGCTGATCTTCACGATAGGAGTTTTCTTACCGCTGCTAGTACCACGAACTGTCTCACCACCAAAACCTTCTAATTTGTCGCTCATGATAAGTTCTCCAGTTTATTGTTAATCTCTACCTGAAAATCAGTTAGAGCCTTGATCTTCTCCGCTTCTTTCCAGTCTTTTGGCATTTTCAACTTTCTAGCCCATATAACCAATTCCGGAAAGAGACTTGTTGGCACGTGAAGCAGAATAGTGTTTGTTCTCTTCTGAATCTCAGCCTCAACAACGCCCAATACATCAACACTCCGGTCACCAGCCTGCACGCGTTCAATCTTCACAGGGCCATCCTTGCCTAGCGGCTCAGTAATCATAATCGTATGCCCAGTTTTAGGCTCATTCGTGCCGCAGTTGGGACAAAGCCACTTACCGTCTGCGATTATCTTCTGCATCCCACACGTGTTACAATGTGGAGACTGTTTGTCTTGTGTCGCAATATTCATGACGCTTTCTCCTGAGGCTCAACGTGAGCTTCACACAGGTGTACGTTAAGTGCACCAAACACTAGCGTACAGACAGCCATACGGCCACAGAACGCGCAATCCCTGTCTACTGTCTCATCTTCTCGATCAATCCAAGAGTCGAAGATCATTTAGTTGCCCCCTCACGCGGTCTACGATTGCTAGTTTGCGTTTTCTTGTCTGCCCAACGGCAATTCGAAGGCTCGTAGTTCCCATTTGCATTAATTCGGTCTAACGTGTATTCCAGCGACTGTCGACGGCCCATGTCTCTCAGAAACGTTGAGTAATCGTGCCACTCTGTACACACCGATATCCCTCTCCCACCGTAGTAGTGATAGCTCTCACAGTTTGGGTTTTCACAACGTTGGAGCATTGAGCGCCAACTGCGATATTCAGGAGACTGCGAATCACCATGTGTTGTACTCGTTATCAAATTAAGTGCAGATTTCAGACAGCCACAAGAATGCGTTGCTCCTGATTTAATATGGTCGAGCCGCGATATAAACTCTTTACCGCAGGAACACTCAACTGCGACCCTGCTTCTCCTGCGCGCATCTCTACCGGCATAACGAATAATTCTCATTTCGATGCCACGCCTTTGTACTTTTCGAACGAACGAATTGCCCCCATTCCGAGCATACCGATCAACAGGCTCAGCAAGTCGCCACTGGCTATAACGGGAGTAGTGATTCCTGGTTTAATGATCGCCAAAAGCCAATCCAACAAAGGCTTTAGGACAAATGCCCAAGCTACCCCAAATCCGCACACCCATCCAACAAACGGCCTCCAGCCTGCGACAAATAAAGAGCTGGAGGCGGCCTCGACTTTGTTCACTTCAGCCTGCCCCATATCTTGAGCAATTAGCAGCTTCATCAATTCATGCTCTTGCTCTTTCATTTTCAACTCGAAATCGAGCTTAGCCTTAGCCCTTTCGACAGGGTTTGGAATGAAGTCCAATACTTTGTCCAGAATTGGTGAGATGCTGCCTAAAAGTGCTGATAGCATTTGAAACTCCTTTTGAAAATCACTACCCCTCATATGATCAGCTAAAACGGCGTTTTGAGGGGTATCCGTTACAAATGTTTTACAGCCAGAGCCTTAAGTTTCTTTCCGATTAGCTTCACGTGCTGTCGAACACCACTCTCGTCAATACCGAGATGTTTCGCAGCTTCACGATTGCTCATACCCTCAACAACAGAGAGCTGAAACACTTTCTGTTGCAGTGCAGTGAGCCCGGCGAGCCCGCTAGTGTTCAGAACTAATAGAGCTGCTTCAAGCTCATCAGATTTCTCTTCTTCGATGAACGGGAGGAGGTCTGGCTCAGCTCTACACAAGTCAACATCCAAGTTAATTGAATTAGGCTCATCACCGTCTTTATACTGCCCGTTTCTCCAGTTCTGATATGCTTCTGAGCCATTCTTTGATTTAATTGTTTTCATATAGTCCTTTCTTCAAGTTAAATGTAATTTACTTATAAGCTGTATAAATATATATATACAGCTATAGAGCTATAGAGCTATAGAGCTATAGAGCTATAGAGTTTGGTCTATAGTTTATTCTGTAGTTTGTTCTATAGTTTGTTCTGTAGGTTGTTTAGAATCAGTTTGTTCTGTAGCTTGTTAGTTCGTTTTATTAAGCTATTAGGCTGTATAAGCTTATACACTCGCCCACGCTTAACTTGTATTCTCTTCTCTTCTGCATGAGTAGCTACCCAAAAATCTACCGAGTTCTTATGTCGCTTATTCATAGTGTCAGCGACTAAGCAAAATCGGCTTAATTCCGGGTCGTTTATCACTTCTATCCACACGATATCTCCATACTTCAACAGGCCTGTGTCTTGTTTATTAACAACATCTCTAGAAACAGCGCAAATTCCTTTCCTAACCCTTGTTCCAATACTAGTGCGGAAAGGAGTGCTATCTGTTTGTTCTGGTACAGACCTATAACTTGTCACTTGGAAGGTCATCGTAGATACTAAAAGCATTTCGACTAGCATTTAGTGCCTCCTGAGATGAAGCCAACAACCTGTCTAGCTTTGCGTTAAAACACACCGCGCACCGCTCAACAGAGCACGTGGATTCTTCATGCTGTGCAACTTTCTTCTTTACAGGTGCTTGCACTACTTCTTTGCTAGGGAAGGTAATGTACTGTAAGTGCCTACCTTCCCAATCAGCAACGACTTCGTGCTTAGGTCTAAACCTAGTCTTAACTTGGTTGTGGCTAACAGCGTGATATCTACGCATATGACTCTTCAGTCCATCATCGGACTCTGCAAGTTTGCATCCACACAGATGGCAGATCACTTACTTACCCTCGTACTGAGCCACTGCTGCTTTGAATCCTTCTTTCCAAGCGTTCTGCTTTTCAAACGCCATAATCGTTAGAAGATTTCTTACAGCGATATCCAAATCATCTTTGAACTGCGGCAACTCTGAAACTGGTGTCCATCCAGCAGCAACCGGTAAATAGTCCATTAGCATCCTCCTCGCAATTTGCGAAACTCTTCAGGTGTCATTTCCCGTCCGTTCTCTTTACGAAATCGCTCAAACATCTTCCTCACCGTTTTCCAATTCTTCTTTGCATTCTTCGTATATTTCGGATTGCTCATAATATGTCTCCTTTTTACAAACCCAGTCATTCACGATCTATCTGCTCAAAAGCTTTTTTGACCTCATCAGCACATTCACCACATCCACCATCCCAATCAAACACGCTTACGTGGTATCCATTCTCGTGACAGTAGTAACATGCACAAGTCTCATGCTCTTCACTATCCCTAGGAAGATCGTCGTTATTACAAACTTTACAGTTACACTCGTAGAAGCTCATTTACTATCTCCTCTAATGACATCCCCACCTGGCCGTAAAAAGCTCATAGGATCACGTCTTGGCTCATCACTTTCCTGCGTTCGACAACCGCCCAACTGGGCCAGTGCTACAGCCAACAGTAAGAATCCGGCAAACTTAGTAATCATGATTTAGCTCCTTTACGCTTCTTGTTGTGCTGAATGAAGGTGTCGCTATTAGGCTGCCGAATCTCTTCTCTAACCTCTGACATCAAATCCGCGATATTCATTGGAAGCTCCTTTCACACACGGGCTGCAATACGCTTCACCTCTACTTACGATCGACACGTGCTCGGCTTTCAAATTAGGGCGGTAGCAGTTTTCGCACTTGTACACTTTGGCGGCTTCAGGCTTCTCGGCAGTCTGTAAGAGCGTTTCAAGAAATCGAATTGTCATATTTGTTCTCCTTTATTCACTAAGACGCGTATGGTGAAGATCTGCTCCGTTTCTTTCTTGATCTTGACTGCTGCATAGCCCTGTGCTTTAAAGAAGCCGATCAACTGGAAAGCTTCGTGGTAGTTAGTGTAGGACTCATGCAATTTCCAGAAGGTCTGGTCCGTCGTTTGCAGCGTTTCGAGTTTCATCACATTTTCCCCCTTGACTTCGATACCTACATGCTTGTAAGATGCTTCCCATGTAACCAAGATTTAACATCCGCGTAACCTGCTCGTCACACTCGTTTTGTATGCTGTAGTATTGCTCATATATGGTGACCAGTCAAGTAACAGATTTGTAACACTTTATCAGTCATATGACGTAGTAGGATTCTACGAGGAGGAATTCTTAATGGAGGTTAATAAAATGAACAGAGTTAGGGAGATAGTTAACGAGGAGCGCAGAAAGACTAGGGCAATTAAGCCTGGATACCCATTCATTCCGGCGGATCCTAACGCGCTCCAAGAGGGTAAAGTTCTAGCGCGTGCCTACAAAATCAGTTTCAATAAGCTCCTTTCCTTATTACTAGAAAACGCTATCGAAGAGTGGGCTGTGCCGTACATGCAGCCCAGGCCTAGAGTGGGAGAGGAGCCTACAGCACCAGCGAATGAGGGCGTGTACCCAGAGAAGGCTATTGACAAGCAGCCTACCTGACTGTATACTTGTCCCGTACAGATAAGGAGACGTTCACAGGGGGACAGTATGGCAGGAGCGACATTTGGTACAAGAAAGAAGCTGAGCGTGAAGGGGCAGGAGAAATGGTATGCCACCCTCTGTTTCGACGGTAGCAAAACAGAGAAATACGCAGGGTATCTAGAATCCGACGCCTACAATCTAGGATTGAAGCTCTGTGGGGAGTATAACCAGAATCGCTCCGGCGTGTCTGTCAAAGGGAATGTAGACTTCCGTAAGGCTCTAGAGGAGTTTACCACCCGCGATAACGTGCAGGACAACACCTTAGAGAGCAACGCCTACATTATGGACACCTTCGCCAAGATGAATGAGAAGGTGAAGCGGCTGGAGGACATCACCTCAGACCTGTTGATTGGCTGGAAGAAAAAGCTTAAAAAAGCTGGATATGCGGATGGCACGATCAACATGCAGACATCCCTCATCAGGATCTTCCTTAACTGGTGTGTGAAGCGGGACTACCTCCCTAAAAACCCCTGTCCTGACAAATACGTTCATAAGTACACCAAGACAGGCCACTACTACACACTAGAAGAGCTAGACAAGCTCACAACGCCCATTGTAGCCATTAAACCCCAACAGGCTAAATCAGATGTCCTTCTCATCTGTGCCATCAAGATAGCTGCACACCAAGGCATACGGTTGTCCCAAGTGTGGGGCATTGAGATGAAGCACTACAAGCCTTCTACCAATAGGCTTTGGACTAAAGGTATTAAAGGAGCACCGGATAAGGACGTGATGTGCCACCAAGTGACGGTAGAGGCTATTAAGGAGGCAGCAAAGGTGAGTGGAGTGGAGACAGGTAGGGTGTTTGGAAATTGGGGTATGCCGGAGGCTATGGGGTTGGCTTTCAGGAGGAAGTGTGCGGAGCTGAAGATTGTGGAAGGCGACTTTCACGACTTGAAGCACACCTGTGTATCGCGACTTGAAGAGCAGGGCTTTACGCCGTCTGAGATGGAAGACATCACCAACACTACGAGAGCAGCATTGAGCCACTACACTCACGCATCGGAAGAGCGACTGAGGGTGAAGTTTGAGAAGTTTGGGTATAACCAGTGAGAGCGTCTTATGCACAAAACCGTACAGACAAAATAATCGAAATATCTCCGTACAGACATTGTACAGATGGATGTAGAAAATGTACTGCAAAAACATGTCTCAAACATAAGGTGAACATATATGTTACATGGTGTAACGAATACCCTTAATGTATTAAAAATGGCCTTTTTAGCATGTTTAGAGGGTGGAATTGGTAGGATTTAGATCTGAGCGTATTTATGGCATGGAGGGAGCATGCATTGATTTATAGAGGCGTTTTGACTCCCGTACAGACAACGTACAGACGGTTTGACATACTTGCAGGATACTGTTACTATTTGACCACTTCGTACAGATTTCGGGCCCGTAGCTCAGCTGGGAGAGCGTCCGCATGGCATGCGGAAGGTCGCAGGTTCAATCCCTGTCGGGTCCATGCTTTATCCCATGGGTACAATAGATTCTAAACGATGCACGATGTCATTAAGCTCGATAATCTCCCTGATTAAGCGTTTAGCTTCTTCTCCTGCGTCTTGGTCGTGGTCTACCTGCTCCTGTTCCACCAGCGCAGCGTAGTCCACTATGAGTCGTTTTCTGTATGCTCCCAGGTACCGGGCCATTTTTCCAGTCATCTTATTTACCTCCTGTGGAGACTATGTGCATAACATTGCAATGCGCAGTATTTCTTATCAATTCGACTTGCAGTAGACCTATACTGTTTTGCATAACATTGCAATGCATAAAAAAAAAGCCCCCTAGGCTATACCTTTTCAGATATAGTCTAGAGGGCATTTGCAGCTATTTAGAGTATTTTGAAGCGTCTCCAGCCAGTAAACTCCTTCCAAGCATCCCAACGGGCCTTCTCTCGCAGAAACACCTTGTTAAAGGGCTCTCCACGAGCTTCTAGCACCCATTTATCATTCCAGAGCACTCCGACGTGGTGAGTGGGGCTATTGGGCTTCTTAAAGAAGCCTACGTCGCCTAGACGAGGATCTGCGACAGGCACCGACTGGTTATACTGGTTCATGGAGCCATCTGGCACGACAACGCCCACCTGAGCGTACAGCCACTCAACCAGCTCCGAGCAGTCAAAGGCTTTTGGGTTGGGGTCTTTCAGATTAGTTTCCACACCGAAAATGTAGGGCTTTCCTACTTGCTTCTCCCCCATTTCCTTGAATTTGCTCCAGTCAATTTTCATAGTCGTCTATCTCCAGGTTGGTTTTACAAAGGCTGCATTGGCTGATAGTAAACGTCTTAGTTATCAGCCCTTTCTTCTTTTTGACGATTTTTTGAATGACGTGAACACGCTTCTCGCATTTAGGACAGAGGGGCTTTGGCATGGTGGCACTCCTTAGTGAATCGTTTTAATGAGGGCTAGAATAATGCCTACAATTAAGCTTCCTGTAGAGGCTACGGCTGCTGCTACGCAGCCATACACTCCACGCTTAATCCAAGCAATATCAGTCCTAATCTCTCCCGATTCCATAAGGTGCTGTGCCACTGCGGCTTCAATCTTCGTTAAACGAATGAGTATGTGGGATTCTTTTGGCATGTTATCTATCCTTGCGCATTCTCTTGCTCTTGCTGTCGCGATCCATCAGGGATGCAGCGAGGGTTTGAGGTGTAGCATTAGTTAAATCCTTCCCAACTCGGTCAAGACCAGGGCTGAGTTTATTTGAAAGCTTGCTGACAGCTCCGACTCCTTTTGCAGCGTTCTGTGGATTAAGACCGAATATCTTGAGAATTTGGCGTATACCAAAGTCTCCAGACGGGTTTGCTTCAGCCTCATTAATCAAGGCTTTCGTCATATCGTCCTTTACAGGAGAAACAACATCTTCTCCAGCCAATGCGTTCACTTGTTCCAAGGTGGGTTCAAGCTCTGTCGCGTTGATCTTCGGGCGACTTCCTGTTTTACCTGAGAAACGCACCTGATCTAGGATGGTGGATTTGCCTGCTTCAATGTCAGCGAATTTGCTTTGTAGCTTGTCGTGGAGAGCCATCACCTCACTAAATTCTTTGTCTTTATTGCGAAGTGGGCCAGCCTCTTCCATACCGTCCAACACTTCATTAATCTTTTTTCGGTACCCCGTCAGAATCACTGCATCGTCTCCCTGAGCTTCTTTCATCTCACCGGGTTTAAACTTAACTTTAGTGTCGATCTTAGAGCGCAGTAGGTACAGCTCCTTAATGTAGTCCTCACGTGTCTGAGGAGTGGGAGGTTTTGGAGCAGCCTTCGGTTCAGGAACATCTGAAGAGAGTGCGCCTTTAGGTCTACGAAACGTCTCAGGTGCGTTAACTGGTCTGGACAATGTTCCGTCGGTGGCTGTAAACTGTGGACCATCTCCTGCGGTTTTGTATTCTGTTTTACCAACACCAGGAACACCGAATTCTGTGGATACACCTTCAGGGCCTTGCACTGTCTTAGGAGATTTGGGCGCAGGAAGGGCCAAGGTAGGCGGCTTCTCGCGAACAATCTCCGGCTCGACAACAGGTCGTTCAGGAACATCTTTCGACAGCTTTGATCTAGCTTCCACCATAACATCATCCACGCTTGGTTTGCCGTCGCGGATACGTCTATTAGCCTTATTGGAAAGGGTTTCAGCAATTCCGAGAGACTCTTTTTCAGCTTGCATTTTTGCGCCAGCAGACGCCTTCGCTTTTACCAGCACGTCTTGGATTTTACGAACACCTCTACCAACTGAATCAGGAGAGCCTTCAAGATTTAAAAGCTTAGGGTTTTCAGAAACTCCTCTGCCTAGATATTCTTTCAGGTTGCCCACTGCCTCAGCAATTTTAGGAGAGGCATTTTTAGCACCCTTCAGAATAGCACCAGGAGCTTTGAAAAGTCCTGTCGCTATTGGGCCAAGTGCTCCCCCAACAGCAGCGGAGCCTGCCACTTCTGCGCCATCCACCTCACCCTTCCGCTCGAATTGGTTTAGAGCACTTGATCCCGCACCAGCACTAGCACCCTGAAGTGCAGCGATACCGGCTTTCCCCACCATACCAGCACCTTTCGCAGCTTTAAGGCCTGCAATAGGAATGTATCGAGGATCGGCCATATTGCCTAAGAAGTCCCCAACTTTCTCACCATCTTTAGGAACATACCCCACCTCAGTAGCAGCGGCACCGCGCTGTAGTGAAGCGGCTAAGCTATCACCTTCAATAGCTCGCTGAGCGGCCACACCGGCACCCCTGAATCCACGCATAGGCATGCCAGTGGCATCAATGAGGTCTTTACGAGCTTCTTCATTGAACGATCCATCTTCTTTGCTGCCACCACGACGAACAGCATCAACAACGTTCATGGCTTTATCAGCAAATGAGCGTTCTGGCTTAGGAGCTTCAACAGGCGCAGGAGCACCTGCCCCGGAAGCCAGCTCTTCTAAGTCGTCATCCGATAGAGGAGTGTCTGAGCGATATACTTTTCCGTTAATTGTATACTTAGGCATTGGCTATTCCTCAACTTCAACAACTACTCCGCTTTTGAGCGTTTTAGAGCGTTTACCACCTGTGGCCGCTGTGTTTGGTGCAGAAGGAGCACCCGTTGATACCGGGGCAGTGTCACCCGAAGTGTCCTGATCCACCATCTGCATAACCTGATCACGCGTGACTTTAGATTGACCGGTGAATCCTTTTAATGTCCCATTCTTTCTAAAGTAGTCTATAGATAACGCCCTATGTTTCCCCATCTCTCCTAGAACTAAGGACAAACGTGCTATACGTTTTTGGTTCATTTCCGCGGGTAGACGTGGGTTAAACGTTTGCGAGAAGATCCTTTCTCCTTCATCCTTCGTAAACTGCGCCCCTAATGTAGCCCTCAATCTCGATAGTACGGCAGACCTGCTTGTCGCTTCCACGTCTGCTAAACCAGGATTAATAATATCTTTAAACATATCCGGAAGAAGTCCAGTGGCTCGGTTGTATCCGTCGCGTAAGGCTGATGTTTTGCCTAACGCATCTACATTGGTTTTAAGCACGCCAGCAGTGTCTGCCTCGCCGGGATTGCCATAAGCAATTTCATCCGCGTTATCTTTAGCAAACGCTTTATCTAGTGCTTCTTCTCCCGGAGTGAACGGGTTTGGAGTGTCACCACCACTTTTAGCGTTTGCAGCAACCTGCGCGGTAAGAGCAGCTAAACCAACAGGTCTCTTCCCTAGACCCATTAAGGAAGGTACTCCAGTCGCGTCAGCAGGAATTTCATTAGCGTCCTGTGCACGAATCTTGACATCCGTGTCACGCATATCGTTTGCATTTTTAGATTCTAGAATACCAAGCTCTCGCAGTTTAGCCTGAAAGTCTTGCTTACGAGTTTCAGAGTCATCTGCCATTTTCTTACCAGCTACAAAACCATCTGTACCGGCGTTAATTGAATCTCCTAAGCCCTTTGCATTATTCGCTTGGAGTAGTTCTGCTAATGATGCGTATCTAGCCATATTATTACCTCTTACCGAATGTTGCGTAGCGTTGACCGTTAAACCTGTTGTTTCTCTGATATCCATCACTCGTGACATTAGGCTGGACCTGTCCACGTCCGCCAGCATCGCCGACAGCTCCACCTAATGATCCACCAATAGCAGCTCCAGGAGGACCACCAAACGCAGCACCAGCAACAGTGCCACCAACTTTCAGTAAGCTACTAAGCATTTCGGTTTTACGGTTGGCATCTGCATTAGCTTTAGCCATATCTGCCGACTGCTTGAAGCCCATAGCGTCCAAAGTGTCACCCTTACGAGTTTCTTCAACGCCTAATAGCTGTTCTGCTTCACGAATCAGCGCAGCATCACCAGATGCGTACACCTTTGCAAGGATGTCTTGATCCACTCCAAGACGATTCTGAATAAGATTTTGATCGTAGTCATACGCCTTCTCTGTCGCTCCAATACGAGCATCTAGTGTGTTATTGACAATGTCCTGGTTTCCTTCAAACAGTTTGGAGGACGTATCAGCACTTTGCTTAATGAACGCAGAATCAGCTGATCCACGGTTTAATCCACCCGTCGCAGCAAGCTGTTCACGTAGTGCATCATTCTGAGCTGGCTGTGCCTGCATGGTGCGCCTGTACAGGGCACTGCTTAAGTTTTCACCAAGCCTGTCAGAGGATTTGCCTATATCATCCAGGAATTGGGAACTGGAAGCACGAGCAGTAGCATCCGACCTATCAGCATTACCCATAGCCTCAGCTTTATAGTTTTGTCCTGAGTTGAGCACGTTGTTCTTTAGACCGGTAGCGAGAGACGATTGTTTATTCGCGCTATCGTTAATCTGTTGAAATTGAGGCTGTACGTCTACACCAGGCCCCGATGATTTGCCCATCTTTGAAGCCATTAAAGGCGCAAGTCCGAGCGCGCCAGTGCCAGCGACTTTTCCTGCAAACTTCCCTACTTTATTAAAGAATCCCATTTTTATCTCCTACGATAATGCGACATACTTCCATGTCGTTAAATCTACTTTTATATACTGTCTCCACGTTCCAGACACTAAAACATAACGCACACTGCCGACTGTACCTTCAGAGCTAGTAGGCACTGTTGAGCTGGTCTGAACGTCTGCCACCAGCTCAAACAGTCTTTCTAGGTTCTCTTGAATAACTTGCGAGAAGTCATTTAAGGATTCTCTGTCAGACTCAGGAGGAGCCACTACAGGACGATACTGTTCAGAGGCCATTATCTAGGTTCTCCATTTCTAATCCAAGCACTAAGCTTTATGGATTCAATTTGACAAGTACGCGCGTCATTACTGACGAGCCTAACGATATGCGACGATCCGGTAGCGTTGTCTGTGGAGAATACTGGCTGGAGTCTTATGATGAACGGCATGCCGTCATTCACGGTTGTGAACGTCGTTAATCCAGTCAGCGGATTTACCATCTGCTTCCAGGTTGCGCCGTCATCTACTGAGTACTGAGGAGTGTAGGCAGCTCCAGTACCTTTTCCGGTCACGTACACTTTTCGGAGTATTTTGGTGTGTTCTGTGTCCTCGTAACTAATAGCAGCTGTCTGAATGTCTAGCTCAATATTAGTGCCTTGGTCGTCTAATCCAGTAAGCCATTTAACCACTCGGCCTTCTGTGGATCTGCCATAGTACACGTCATTGAAGAAGGACGTGAAACAGTTGATAGCTAAACCACGGTATACCCTAAAGTTATTATCTTTTTCAAGTTTGAATACGATGTTATTAGTCGTCTGTCCATACTCTGCGGCAGATAAGTAGTAGCTGAGCCCATCGAAGATTGACGCAACACGGATACTCTGTGTGCTAGAGATAAACCAGTTGACAACAACGCTGTCAATGGACGCCTGAGCATCAGCAGTCGAGGTTAACGTACCTCTCCATTGAATGAACGGGTTAACAGTGGCTGTGATATACGTTCCACTTGTCACCGTCACCCAACTAGCCCCAGCCAGTCCACCAGAGTTAGCAGCTGTTTTAACACTCCATGTCACTGTGCCTAACGAGCCGATAGCCGCTGTGAACAGTTCCCAACCTACAGGAGTGGCACCCGTATCAATCGCAGAAGAAACTAGCGTAGAAACCACGGTGCTTCTGAGAATAACGCTAGAGACTGACGCTGTGAGAGCATTGGCAGCGTCAGAAGTTAAGGTAATCCTTATCTTCGTGTACCGCGCAGGAGTGGCCGATCCAACTACCGAGTAGGCACTGTAAGTGCTATTATCCGAAGAGGTGGCTACTTCCGAAGAGACACTTGTACCAGTCGGAATGCTGCTTGTGACGGTAAGCGAGTTAAGTGCAGTGATGTCTGTTGTGTGGTCAATCGCCGCACTAACCCAAGTGGATGTTCCTGTAAACTTTAGTGTAGGTGCTCCTGCAATGGAGGAGTAAACGTCGTCTGTTGTAGAGAGCTGTATTTTGACTCTCCAATAACGCCTACCCGCTAACGCTACCGCTGAGCTTCCATTTAAGTTACTGTACACCTGCGATACGTCCCACGTCGATCCGTTATTGCTACCTTCTACAGTAGTTGTGGTGGATGTTGTATATGTGCTGGTGACTGTTGTACTTGTATGTGAAATAGTTGCAGGAACAGCAGCATCTGAGTTAGTGTCATGTGTTGCAGAGGTCCATGTACCTGTGTTGGAAACAGTCGCAGACGTATAGGCGTATGTTAGGGCCATACTAGTGCACGTTTGTCCAACACTGTCTTGAATAGACGACCAACTTGACGCATCCGCACTACGCTTTGCACTAGATCCGGATACTGATCCGCCGAAATCACCACTCCAAGCCGAATGACTTGTACAATTAAACACAAGCCAATATGCTATGTTAGGAGCGTAAGACCAGGAGCAGGAAGTCGATTTAAATCCAGAAGCTGCTCCAGCACCTACAGTGATTGTGCCTAAGGTGGCAACTAAGCTCCCAGGATTTCCGGAGTTGTCAGAA